CTGGTTGCTGGTTTGGTGTCATCACTGCCCTGACCAACCACTCCCGCATAGGTTGTCGTGTCGTTAACCTCCAGCACCGCGATGGCCGTACCCCCGGCCCCACCGCCTGCGCCGCGTGATTTGTAATCCGCGCCCCAACCCAAAAAGCCATACCCCCGCGCACCGCCGCCGGTGATGATGATTTTTATTCGACGCGTACCGGGCGTGGGTTGGTAGTTGATTGAACCCGGTACAGTAAAAATCTGTCGTCCAATAAAACGGCCCTTAAAGCTGTGGGTCAGGCCGAGGTTTTCCAGCAGTTTCGCAATGAGTTTGGCGTCTTTGATTTCTGACAAAGCATTGCTGGCTTGCAGATACTGGCTGTGGGGATTGTTTGCGGCGATGTGCGTTTTCATCAGGTCGTCAGCATAGGCTTTGACCTCAATCACCCGGTCATCCACGTACTGGCGCGTTGCCAGCACCACCCCCGGGTCGATTTTCAGCGTCACCGCGTCGGTACTGTTGATGATTAAAATCATGCGCACGGTTTGCGTGCGTCCGCTGCCCTCGGCCAGCATCGGTTTATAAGTTTCCGGGCAGTTGGCCACGGCAATCAGCGTATTGTCGCTGTCGTACAGGCCTATTTCTCGTATCCAGAATCCGCCCTCATTTTCGGGAATGATTTGCTCGGCGATAATTTGGCTGTTGTTGGCGGCGTCAATGCTCAGCCCGTTGAGCACGGCGCGGCGCTTTTCGTTAATGAGTCGGGTCTGTGTGCCGGTTGGCGTGGGCAAGGTGCCGCCGCCGTCGCCGACGCCCATGTGGGTTATCTGAACCTGAGTACCCAGCGCGGCGGCATTTGAAAGCGCAGCGGCACCCTGATGGGTTAGCAGGGCAAAGAATTTGGCTGTCATGCGTTAATTCTCACTGTGTCGATGATATGAATGGCCGCACCGGTATAGCCTGGCCCGGAGACGGTGATAATTTCAGGGGTGTAGGGGTAGACCGTCAGCAGGTCACCGCCGTAACTCGCCACGGCAACCGGCACACCGCCGCTGACGTCGAGGTTGATGGACAGACCAATCAGATGACGGCTGCACGGTTTGGCGTCTTCGATCAGGCGCTCTAACTCCTGATACATGGCATCGGTGATGCCGGTTTCGAGCACGCCGACGTCGAGGCGAAAGGTGCCGGGTGGATCAAAGGTTTTCCACCACTCAATCACGTTGATGAGATAGCCGAGCGGCTCGACCACCCGGCGCAATGAACCGATGGTGCCTTTATGCCGGTGAACAAAATACGCGGCCCGCACCACTGACCGCTTAGTGGCTTCGGGCCACTGTTCATCCCAGCGGTCCACCGACCACGCCCACGCCAGATAGGGCAGCAGCGACAGCGGGCAGGTGTCGGGGTTCCAGAGTTTGCGCAGCGGCACCGGCAGTGCGTCGATTTCCGCGCAGGCTTGGGCGGCGGCGACCTCCAACAGTGACGACCCCACCGGCAGCCGTCGGCTACTCATCCGAACCCCCGACCGTTAGCTGATAACCGGTGCAAAAGGCGGCCTGCGTTTTGTCCAGCACCACGTCGGCGACCGGTGACGCCAGTTCAACCCGCTGGACCCCTTCCACATGCAGCGCGGCGTAAATGGCGGACTGGCGAATGTCGCGGCCTAAGCGGTTTTGTGCGCTGATATAGGCGATAAGCTTTGACTCGGCAGCGGCGCGAATGGGTTCAGCTTCCGGCCCCGGATACAGATACAGCGTGGCGCTAATGGAATAATCGACAATGGCAGCGGACTGCACGGTCACGCGGTCAGCTACTGGTCGCACGTCTTCGTCATTCAGGGCGGCGTTGACTCTCGCCAGCAGGTCGGCGCTGGCTTCGCCGTTATTCTCACGCGACAGCACGGTGATGGTGACGTTGGCGGGGCTTGGGCTGATCGCCGAGGCATCGGCCACACGCCCGTCGGCGCTGCGCGCATGGTACTCATACGCGCCGGTGGGTCCGGCCACGCTCAACCCCTCAAACGCCTGCGGGATACGGCGACGGTAGTCGCTGTCTGACTCCAGCAGTGCCGACACCGGCGGAATGGCGGCATCGTCGGCAGGCACCAGAACCAGGCGCGGTACGTTAAGGTTTGCGCCGAGCTGATCGAGGTCAGCGCCCACGGCATAGGCCACCATCACCGCCTGCGCGGCTTCGTTTACCCGCTGGCGCAAAATCACTTCGCGGTAAGCGTTCTCCTGCAACAGCTTCACGATAGGTTCAGATTCCAGCGTCAGGGTGCGGGCGATAGCCGCCTGCTGTTCTGACGGGAAAAGTGAGATCAGCGTGGCTTTGCGCTCGGCTAACAGGGTTTCATAATCCAGTGCTTCCACCACACCCGGCGCGGGTAACTGGCTGAGGTCAATCGTTGCCATAGGTCAGCTCACAGGTACGGTAAGGGAAACATCACCTGACGTATCGTTGCGGGTGCCGGTGAGTTCGACCACCATTTTTCCGTCAGCCGTCGTCTCGAAGGTGATGCCGGTCAGTTTTACGCGCGGCTCCCATTTAAGGATCGCGCCATAGCACGCGGCCATAATTTGCAGGCGCAGCGCGGCGTTCTGCGGCTGGTCAAGCAGCTCAGACAGCAGCGACCCGTAATCACGGCGCATCACGCGGCTACCGACCGGCGTCGCCAGAATGTCAGCGATAGATTGCTGAATATGCGCCAGGTCTTCGACACTGCGCCCGGTGCCGCGACTCATGCCGAGATATTTCGCGTGGGTCATTGCGGGCCTCCGGTACTGCCGCCGCCGGTCTGCACGCCGCCGTGTTTATGGGTATGCAGCACGGTGCCGTTAGAGGTGATGCTGCCGCCCGAATGGGACAGGTTGCCGGTCATGACTCCACCTTGCTTAATGTCGATGGTTGAGGTGGTCAGTTTGTGGGTGCAAACCACTTCCGGGGCGTCGAGCGTGATGCGGGTGGTGGCGACGCAGGTGATCAGCGGTGACGTTACCGCCACTTTTTCCGCCGCGTTGACGGTGGCGGATTTAATGCCGGTCGCCAGCAGCGCGCCGGTGTCTGGTTCGTATTCGATCACCGCGCCATCGGGGAAAGCGATATGCACCGCATCAGCCGAGGCAGACGGCGCGGGGAAGTCGTCAGAGAAAACGCCTGGCAGCACAAAGGCAGTATCCAGTTCGCCGCCGAGGGACAGCAGCAAAACCTGCTCGCCGGCAGAGGGTGCCCACCAGGAACGGGAACGCCCTGCGCGGGAAGTCAGCCAGTGCAGCCAGTCGGTGAGATTGCCGCCGGTGTTGACGCGGCAGGTGCCGGAATCCAAATCCACGTCGGCAACGGTGCCAATGCGGATCAGATTGCGCAGCAGGCGCGGAATGTCGTTGTTGGGGATGGATGTATTCATGTAAAGAAGAATGCCGCCCTGTGAGCTGGCATACAATTTGGAATGTTTTGTTAGTAGAAGGCACAACGAAGAGAGAGGAGGGCAAGCTAATTAATTGCGAATAGACGAAATAAATGATATTTTTTTAAGAAATAGGATGATTGCGAAGGGATAGTTTTTATGTCTGGAGATTCAGATTGTAGTTGCTCAGCGCATAGTAATAAAAAAATTTGCTATCACAGTAAGATAATAACATTTCTATCAATTGCTTTTGCCTCCGTTGCAACTTTTGTCGCTTGGATTTTCTTTTTCCAACTGTCAATGAGTTCAGGTTTCTCTTCATATTTCAGTATTAATAATGAATATTTCCTTAAACATCCCGGCACTACACTGGACTCACATGCTTTGCAGAGTATTGGGGAAATGGTTGCAAATGGTTCTTTGCTTAGCTTAGACGATTTATGGTCATTCCAAGGCACCTTTTACCAGACAATTATTACAGTACTGATAGCCTTGAATGCCATTTTATGTGGTTTTGCTTTCTTTATGGTCAAACAGTCATCCAATGCAAAAGCCAGAGAAGAGGCAATATTAGAAGTTAAAAATTATATCGAAAGTAAGTCTTTTGACCGAGAAGTCAAAGATATTACTAATAATAAAGTTGAATTAACAATTAATCAAAAAATCGGCGATCTACAATTCGATTTAACCTCACAACTTGAAGTTATCAGTCATCTAGTCGATGATGTCAAAGATTTTGAAAAAAAAGACTCAAGAGTCGAAGCTTTAGAAATCGAGTGTGCAGAAATGAAAAAGCATATATCACTACTAGCATCTATAATCTCCAAGCAAGACACATCGGAAAATGACGGCTCATCATTAACCTTGAAGTAAGGATTGTAAAATGGCTTTTATGAAAAGGAAGAGTGCTGATAATAAAAGTATTAATGGTGAATCAATTATTGCAAATACTCCAGAGGAGCTTTTGTCCTTTGCTAGTAATAATGGTATTTCCATCGAACCTTTAGATGTTATTAGCTTGACTCAGAAGCTTGGAATTGGCATGAGAATGGAACCAATGGCAGGTGAAGAGTCTGGATGTCTTAAGAAAGATAAAGATGGCAAATGGATAATGACAATTAATTCATTACAGCACCCGCATCGCCAACGCTTTACGATTGCTCATGAATTAGGTCATTATATAAAGCATACAATTCTAAAAGAGAGTTTTGTGGATACTACCTTCTTTAGAAATGAAGAGAGTAATCCGATGGAACATGAAGCAAATAAATTCGCTGCAGAACTACTAATGCCGAAAACACTGTTCATTTACTTCATAGAAAATGTTTCAAAGCAAGTTGATGATTTAGCGAAACATTTCCAAGTGTCCTCAATGGCTATTCGCATCAGGGCTAAGCAACTTGGTTA